GCTAGGTCAGTGATGCCTGTGATGCTGCCGCCAGTGATGGTTGCAGAACTTGAAGTGATTGGGCCTGTCACACCGCCTGGTGCGCCAACTGCACCTGTCAGTGTGGAGATTCCTGTCACGTTCAGTGTGGTGCTGGCAGTGATGGCTTTAGCAGCCAGTGTGGTGTTGTTAACAGTGGCAGTGCCTGTGGCAGCACCAATGTTCACGGCAGTAGCTGCGCCAGCTAGGTTGACTGTGGTTGCCGTGGTGTTGACCAAGGCAAAGGTGGTGGACGGTGTTGTGAGGTTGGTGGTGACTGCTGGTGATGTCAGGTTGGTAGTGCCTGTGGCAGTCAGCGTCCCGGCAACTGCCAGCGTCTTGCCAGCGCCGACATTCAGGCCAACTGATGTGCCTGTGCCAGCCGCTGCAAACAGTGCGTCCACCAGGTCAAGGTCAGTGTTGACCTTAGTCCCCCAAGTGTCGGTGCTGGCTCCAACTTCTGGCTTGGTCAGTAAGAGGTTTGTGGTGGTGGTATCTGCCATGATTTATCCTAGTGTTCTTGCGCGAGCAAGCATAGTTCCTGCCTGATTGGACCTGTTGTCAGCAAGGCGCAGGTCATCAATGCCCTTGGTGTACAGCGCCACCCAGACGGGTATGCGCTCGTCGTTCTGCAAGTAAGGTGCAGCTTGCAGCAGTGATCCGTACAGGTAGATGTCTGGTGCCTGAGTCAACAGCCAGTTGGTTGTGTTGCTGACGCTCAACTTGGCGAGCTTGGCGTAGTAGTCAATCTCGTAGGCGTAGGTGCTGTCAGGTATCGGCAGGACTCGGAAGTTGGTTCCGATAATGGAGTAGAAGAGTGGCTTGCCAGCAGACAGGTAGGTAGTGTTTTGCAACTGGTCCAGGCTGTTGAGTGTCTCAAACTGGAGTGGTGTGATGGGGTTGGTTCCCGTCAGCTTCAGCGTCAACCCGTCCAAGAAGTCTGTCGGCAGTGCGTTGTACTCGGCGGTGATGTTTCCCGTCCCGCGAGTCAGCATATTCCTGTTTCGCAGGACACGCTCAATTTGTGACTCAGCTAGCGTCACAAAGTCAGCAATTGCCGCTGTCAGGTCTGATCTATTGAGCCAATCCGCAACTGATGTCTTCAGCTCGGCGTAGGTAGAGAGTGCCATTTATGCCTCCGTGTCCTGCAGGTCTTTGACCACCCATGTGTGCTCATGTCGGAATTCAAAGGTGCCTACATGACCTATTTCCCGAGAGACATCGTGATCAATGTAGATTTTATACCCAATCTCCTTTGCCTTGAGGCAGAAGAAGACATCCTCACCCACGTAGCCACGCTTGTCATTTCTCCAAGGCGTCTCAAACCAAGGCTCGGACATCTTCTTGAAGACGTCTGCCTTGATCAGCATAACGCCCATGCCAATGGTGTCCACCTCCTGCAGACCGTGGTCATCCAAGGTGCTGTAGATTAGCTTGTTGCCAACCTTGGCAGTTGGGCCTGTCGGCATCCTGCGTCTGGCGCAGTTGGTAGCCACGATGTCAAGGTCATGCGCCATCAGCCGTTGGATCATGTCCTGCGGAAATGTCATGTCAGAGTCAATAAACAGGATGTGGCTGCAACCCTCGCGCATAGCGTCCAGCGCCAGCTCTGCCCTCTGATTCTGTATCAGCGTACCTTGCATGATTTTCAGGTCAATGCGGTCATCGGTGTTGCAGGCGTGATAGGCCACCATATTGACCAAGCAATAGGCGTACTGGGTGTGAACCATGTCCCGCGCAGGGGTGCAAACCGCAATAATTGTCATACTTGTCCTGGTCGTGTTCTGAAGAATCTGTTGTCGGGGTCATTGAGCCAGCGTTTCATGTACGCCTGATCTGTAATCTTGCCGCTGGCCTGCAGCTCGTAGTAAATGTTCAGTGGTATGGATGCCACCTTGTGCCACTCGCCTGTCCAGTTGGCCTTGTTGTCGGTAGCGTTGAACTGGTCCTTGTTCTCTTCCACCACATTGGAGACATCCTGCTGAGTCTCAATGGTTGCCTCATCAGTCAATGGGTTGTAGTGCCAGAGCCTGGTGATGCCTGTTGTCTCGTCTTTGTCAAAGATTCGTGTTTCCATATTTTGAAGGTGGACCAAGTTTCCCTGGCCCACCCCTCCGTTTAGGACGTTACCAAGTCGGCAGCAAGACCGTGAGCATTCTCACTGGTGATCTTCAGGCCGTACTCAACAATCAGCAGCCGCTTCTCAGCGTCACCCGTCTTCGCCAGTTCCATCTGCTGGAAAGGACGCAGGTACGCAACTGATGCGTACTCAGGGTCCAACACCAGCGCATCACGCTCGCGTTGAAATCTGTTCGCAACCACGGTTACAGACCCGAAATCGCTCACGTAAACGTCCGCGGCCCCCACGATAGTGGCGGGTTTAGCGCCACCTTCAATGTTGTAGCGGGTTGCAGCAATACCTGCAAATCCGCTAACGCGCTGCTTGTTCACCGGGCCTGTCATCAGGATTTTCGGTGTACCGCCAGAGGTCCAGGTCTTTTGAATCACATTCTTGAGAATGGTTTCAGTGAAGGTCCGAACAGTGCCATCAGTACGCAAGCTGTTTGGCAGCGTTGAGTAAGACGGGTCAACTCCAGATGTTCCAGCATCAGTGTTGGTCTTGATGAAGGCCAGGACAGAGCCGGTAGTACGTGCAGCACTGGTGCTACCTGCACTTGCAACTTGGCTCTGGACCATCACCAACTCCATATCACGCTTCAACTCAGCGCCCTTCTTAGCCAACTGGTCATTTGTGTTGACAAGGACTCGTTAGTTTCCTTGCTCTGCAATCCAAGGGAATGATTGCAGACTGTAACTTTCGCTACAGATCAGACTATATCTTCACCCTCTTTTTAGAGGGGCTAGGCGCTTGGGGCTACTTAGCCCTACGGGATTTCTCCCTAGTCGTTGAACCTTCCGATTTCTCGGCTTGGCTGCTGATTGCCCAATCCTTGACATTGTTACTCTTTGGTAGTCAAGGCTTAAGGGGTTTCCAGCAATTCACCTAGTTTTCGCCGTGCATTACTGCACAGTAGCCCATGTAGTTAAGGCAAGCTCGGACTTACGTCCAGCCTTGTTGACAACTTCCTCGGTGTTGGACAGCACAACCGTTTTGCGGCTGATCTGGCAATAGTTCTGCATCCGCACCGTTGCGGTTACAGGGTCGTAGGTTCCAATGTCATCACCCTCAAGCTGGGCATTGGTAGCCGCAGCCTGGAGTGCATCGGTCTGCCACTCGTACAGCGTGTTTTGCACACTGTCTTTTCCAATGTTGGATTGGAACGGTGTCTCCTCTGGTGAGATGTTGTAGATGATGTTGCTGAGATTTTCACGGATACCCTTGGCAGAGTATGTGGTGAATGTATTGCTTACGATAGCCATTTTGAATTACCTCAAAAGATGTTCAATTGCGGAAGCCGCATCATTGACGCGACCAGTTTTAGCAAGACGTTGTTGCGACCTTCTAGCATCAGTTACGTTGTCCATTCTCCCCGCTGCACCTGGCTTGGCGGGTTTAGGCCCATTGTTGACCGCTGGCCTGATGTTGCCCCTCTTGGTCATCATCTGGTCGTACAGCGCAGCCTTACGCAGCGCAACGACAGCACGGTGGTCAAAAATATTCTTCAGCTCGTCAGAGGAAAAGCCTAGCTTCTGCCCCCACTCAATCAGCAACGTCTTTTCAGCCTTGGCCTTGTCGGGGTTAGCCCACTCGGGAATGGCTTTGAGCATGGCATCTTGCTGTTGTGCGAGGTGTGCCTGCATAGACTGGTATTGCTCTTGCGCCTGGATGTGAGAGAGTCGCTGCCTTTCAGACTGAATAGCTGCGTGTACTTTCTCGGCATCTCTTGCAAGTTCCTTTTGCCGCATCCACTCGATTGGGTCTTCACTGTAAAGACGATCCATATCGACCTGTGGTGCAGCGTTTTGCTGAAGTTGCGCCTGGAGTGACCCCAATAACTGGGAATACTGTTGGCGCTCCGTCCGCACAAGTTCAGCCTCTGCCTGGAACGCCCTTCGTTCCTCGGACACTTGCTGAGTCTTGCGGGTGTAGTCTGCTTCTCGGCTGTAGCCTTTTTGGAGTTCTTCAAGCGTGACCTCGACATTCTTGCCGTCAACTTTGACGGTGTATACGGGTGGCTTGTCCTCCTCCTCCTCGGCCTCATCCTCATCAGGCTGTTCCCCATCGGAGTCTTGCAATTCCTCCTCTGGAGCCGCTGAGTCAACTTCCGTCAACTCTTCATGCACCTCAACGTCCTGTTGGTCCCCACCTTCCGATGGCAACATCGCGTCAATCGCACTTGCTGCGTTAGCAATATTTAGGTTATCCATGTTTCAGTTCCTTTCATTTACGTGTGCGTTCCAATTTCTTACGCTCCACCCAACCGTTATCGATCATCTTCTTCAGCTCAGTTTTCAACATATCAATGCTTTGCAGCATCGCCCACGCTTGCTCACGTTTTGCAGATTCATCGGGAAGGCTAGACTTCCACTTGTAAACCTGGATATCTTGAAGCTGTTGCAGGGCATTGGTAAAAACCTCGTCTTGGAGCAGTAGCTCTGACTTGTTGCCCTTGCGGATGATGTCTTCCTCGGTCATTGAAAGGTTCCTAGTTGTTGTTGTTTGAGCAGCTCACGGTCAATGTTCTGTTGAGCCGTAATTTCTGCCGTACTGATTTGGGTGTTGTACTTCAGCTCCAGTTCGTACTTCTTCAGAGCCATTTCCTGATACATCTTGTCTCGCGCAAAGTCATCATCCATCACCATCTTCTGGCGGCTGAGTTCAAGTTCTGCAGCCTTCTTCTGGATGTCGGCCTGAATGCTCTGAGCCTGAACCTGCGCCAGCATCTCCTCTGGCGTTGGCTTGGGTGCGGGTGGTGCTGGCGGCTGGTAGTCGGCGGGTATCTGGTTGAAGAACTGGCTAGGGTCTTTGAAGCCGTTCAGCTCCACAATCTTCCGCAAGGTGCTGCTGTACTGTGATGGCGTCACCAAGGGATTCACCACACCAAGCTGGGTCAGCACTTCTTGCTGCTTGGCGCTGATCTGCATCAGTGCCGCCACGCGCTCGTTGGTGTCTCCGTTGCCCATGCCAATGTTGATGGAGCAGTCCATTGCAGCGTCCC